TGGCGCAAAAAGTTAGCTTCAGAATCTTTGCCCAAAAAACTTTACTGATTTACATTTTTCGTGTATAAATATATTTGTAGTGCCGATGGTCGGGCTACAACATACAGTCATTCTTGCTTATAAGGAGATATAAAATGACACAACTTGAAATCCGTACTCTCGATTTACCTTCATTTGTAAACCAAATTCATCGTCAAACCATTGGTTTTGATCGTATGTTTGAAGAACTAAATCGTACATTTGCTAACAGTCGTACTGATGGCAACTATCCCCCACACAACGTAGTTAAACTAGATGACACTCACTATGTTATCGAAGTAGCCGTTGCAGGATTTGCCGAAGACGAAGTCGACGTTGAACTAAAAGAAAACGTTCTAACTGTCAAAGGCGAACAAACTAAAAAAGAAAAAGAAGTTGAGTATTTGCACAAAGGCATCAGTGCCCGTAACTTTACTCGTACTTTCCCATTAGCCGAACATATTGAGGTTCGTGGTGCTACCGTTAAAAACGGTATTTTGGCTATTGCTTTAGAACAAATAGTTCCGGAAGAAGACAAGCCTAAAAAGATACAAATTACCTTTGCAAAATAAGTAATTTATGTGTATAATAAAGGGAAGCAATTACACTTCCCTTTATTTTTTATCATGAGCGAAACGAACACAATGTCAAAAACAAAAACACAGAATGTGGTGCGGCCACGCATTGATCCTAAATTAAACATTATGGAGCCACCTCAGTATCGTGTAATTTATATCAATGATGAGCAGACTACACAGGAGTTTGTTGTCGAGACACTAAAGGTAATTTTTAATTACGATGAAGGTGCCGCTGTAGCACTAACTATGAAAGTTCACGAAGAAGGCTCGGCTGTAGTAGCAGTACTGCCTTATGAAATTGCTGAACAAAAGGGCATCGAAGTTACACTACTTGCTCGTAACAACGGATTCCCACTACAAGTTAAAATTGAACAAGATCAATGATATTCAATCACATTCGCAAACTCAAAGATGATGGCAAGACCATCGGCATTACCTTTAGTACCTTTGACATGCTACACGCCGGGCACATTGCCATGTTGGCCGAAGCAAAGAATCATTGCGATTACCTAATTGCTGGCCTACAAACAGATCCTACTATAGATCGACCTGATACCAAGAACAAACCGGTACAAAGTATTGTAGAGCGTCAAATACAATTGGCCGCTTGCCGCTATGTTGATGAAGTTGTTGTGTATCAAACCGAACAGGACCTTGTTGACCTGTTGTTGATACTTCCAATTGATGTTCGGGTACTTGGTGTCGAATACGAAGGCAAGCCATTTACTGGTGAGCAAGAAGGATTCACTCGCGGAATACAACATATTTTTAATCGTCGTGATCATTCCTTTTCCAGCTCGGGCTTACGCAGTCGTGTGGTTGAAGCCGAATCAATGAAATTATTGACAAAAAAGTCTTAATATAGTATAATGTCTGTATGGACATAATGCTTGACTTAGAATCTTTAGGAACACGCCCGGACTGTGCTATTCTCACTTTGGGTGCTGTTCAATTTGATCCCTACACTCCTGACAGTTTTGGCAAAAGCCTTTACTTCCGTATTGATGTTGACGAACAGTTAGCACTTGGGCGTGAAGTACAAGAGGACACGCTTAACTGGTGGATGAATCAAGCCGAAGATGTGCGTGAAGAAGCCCTAGGCGAAGGCAATCGTGTTAGCTTGGAAACCATGTACCGGGAACTTAATAGATTCTTAGTTGGTGCTGGTAATATCTGGTGTCAAGGTCCTGCGTTTGACATTGTTATCTTAGAAAACATTTATCGCCAAATGGGTTGGCCTACCCCATGGCAATTCTGGCAAATCCGTGATAGCCGTACACTATTTGGTGTGCATGGCGACCCACGTGAAAAGAACAAAGCCGGACTACACAATGCTCTTGAAGATTGTGTAAGCCAAGCACAAGGTGTGCAGGAAATTTATCGCAGTCTGAAAATAGCAAAAGTTAAATAATAATATGCAAATTGTCTGGGACCGTACAGCGGTAGAAAAACTTAAAAAAACACATACAGTATTAGAACTTGAAACCTTTGATATCAAGGGATTCATGACTACCGTGTATTGTGTTGTTCCCGTTGAGAAAATCGGTCTCAACGGATTCTCAAGTCTTGAATCATATAAAGAGCTACATACAGCCTTTATACAAGCATATAATGAAAAAAACTACAAACTCTGCGAAGACTTATCAACACAATTGATAGGTGCTTTTGGCGGAGAAGTTGATAGTTTTTACGAAGAAATTCTTAATAGAATTAAAAAAACAGCTACTTAAAGATTCTTACCCTTTTAGTTAAATACTAATAGGAGCTATGGTCTACCCGGACACATAGACCTATTATATAATTATAAGGGGTAGGAGCAAATGAGTAGTATCAAAAAGGCCGTTCTGGCCGTTTGTACTCTAACAACATCTGTAATCGCAACAGCGACGCCTTTGGCTGACTTTTCGTTTAAAAGTCCAAGTTTCAACGGCGTTGGCTACAGCAGTCATGTTCTTACAATCGAAAATCAAGAATATACTCGTCGGGCACAAGTTGCCAAAGACATACAAGCCGCATTAGACAAAGCTAAGGCCGATGCGACTAATACAAACATTGCCAAGTTTATGAATAACTTGGAATCGCGTATCTATGCACAAATATCGCAAAACTTGGCTACGGCCATGTTCGCCAATGGTGGAAGTACCAGCGGAACTTTAAACTTTGAAGGAAATACTATATTTTGGTCAAAGGATAGTTCCAATGTTTATCTAACTGTTACAGACTCTGTGGGCAACCAAACTACAATTACAGTTCCATTAGGACAGTTCCAATTCCAATAATATGAAAAAGACCTTAATAGCCCTTTCTGTAATTACTTTGCTCAGCGGATGTGCTGTAATACAAAGTACAGGCGTGACAGAAACCGACCCGATTGTTTCTGTGCAACGTGAAGGTGTCAAAAAAGAATTTGACACACTACCTCCACCGGCGGCTGGTAAACCGGTAACTGTAGCCATTTACGGATACACTGATAAAACAGGACAACGTAAAGTACAGACCGGCGTAGCTAGTTTCAGTACAGCCGTTACACAAGGAGCAGAAACATTTTTAATACAAGCATTACAAAACGTAGGTAAGGGTCGTTGGTTTGAGGTTGTTGAACGAGTAGGCATCGATAACCTAACTAAAGAACGTATGATTATCAAACAAATGCGTGAAGCATATGAAGGTGCCAATGCAAAACCTTTAATGCCAATGCAGTTTGCTGGTATCATCATTGAAGGTGGTATTGTCGGCTACGACAGTAGTATAAACAGTGGCGGTGCTGGTATGCGTATATTTGGTATTGGTAAACAAACACAATGGTCGCAGGATACTGTTACAGTAAGTCTACGTGCTGTTAGTGTTGCTACTGGAAAAGTTTTAGTAACAACCACAGTACAAAAAACTATTTTAAGCTCTGCTGATTCGGCAACAGCATTAAAATTCTTTGACCAGGGTACAAAGGCATTTGAAGCAGAAATGGGATTAACCATTAATGAACCGGGTACGTATGCAGTTAAGGCCGCTACAGAATTTGCTGTAGTAGAATTAATTAAAGAAGGTGCAAAAAAAGGAGTATGGGATTTTAAACCAGACCCTGTTGTACCTCTTCAACCGGTAGTGGTAGAACCCAGAGCTCCTGTTATAAGTTCCGAAATTAGAAAAGCAGAGGAGAAAACAGATGTCGTGGTTCAAACACAAACCCCCGAAACACCCGCCCCTACCGTCAGTCCGGCACCCGCCCCGGCTCAGCCCGATAGCGGAAAAGATTCGCGAGGAGACAAAGCAGAAAGTAAAACTGTTGTCCCCCGAGAAGAAAAAATAATTAAGCCTGCATTATTTGGCCAACGTAAGTTAAAAGAGGATACATTCTTGTTTGCTGAAGCTAATACACAAAGTACTAGAAAATGGCAATTCAAGAAAGGTACAGTAGTAGATGTAAGAGAATTAGGCAGTGACGGATGGTTAAAAGTCACTGACAGTGAAAAACGAGGAGGTTGGGTAAGAGAAGAACAATTAGATAAAATGTAGGTGTAAAATTTTTTACATGTAAAATTTTTAACATGTAAAATTTTTAACAGCGATAGTTAATGTTCTTACTTTAACTTTTAAATAATTGTTGTAACCGTCAGAGAATTAGGAGCTGAAGGTCAAATAAGGCAGTAAAAATAATGGTCCAAAGAGATCAAGGAAAGAAAGTAATTATGAAAAATTTACTAGCAAAAAAAACTATAATATCTATGCTAGGTATTTTCATGAGTGTAGGTGTATATGCTGATAACAACGTATACATTGATCAAACTGGCAATAGTAACAGCGTAACTATTACGCAAGACTACGACGGTAATAACGTTGGGGGTCCTACATTGTCAAGTAATACACCTGCGGCACCAAGCAACACTAATCGAGCCATTATTGATGGTAGTAATAATATTATCAATATTGACCAGATTGGTGCTGGAAACAAATTAGGATTTGCATTACGTAACGATAATACAAGTGTAGGGTCAACATTAAACTACCAGGTATATGGTACTAACAACGTTGGCTTAATTGTTGTTGACGATGGCAATGGTGGTAAAGTTACAGACAACTCCATTAACATTATTCAGCGTGGTAACAATTCTGATACACAAGTATTAGTAAATGGTGATAGCAACGTGTTAAGTTTTGTAACTGGCGCCGCTGGTGCATCAGTTAATAACACTGGTATTCAAAGTACTATAAGTGGTAGTAACAATACTCAAACAATATCATTTACTGGTGGTAACGGCAACACAGCCGCATTAACACAGTCAGGTGATAATAACAGTATTGGAATTACTGCGGCCGGTGCAACCAATGCCTTTACAGTTAACCAAGATGGTACAACTGGTGGTGCTCATACCTTTGCTACAAACGTAACAGGATCTGGCAACACCATGGGTGTAATACAAGCTGGTAGCGTAAACACCAGCGTTAATATAAGCGTAAACGGAGCTAGTAACACATACAGCATTAATACAAATACTCGATAAATTATGAAACGTTTGTTTTTGTTGTTATTAACTTGTTCAAACCTATTGTGGGCCGCTGATAATAGCACCTACATAGATCAATCTGGAGATTATACTAGCGTATTGGTTCAACAAGATGGCGCCGGAAATACTGTAAGAGGGGTTAGCAATACAGCTAGAGACAACCCTTCAATAATGTACGGTGATGCAAATTATATCAACATTGAACAAAAAGGTTCTGGTAATACATTAGGATTTAGCATACAAACTAAAACTCCTAGCACTACTATGAGCTGGACGTCAGAGTATACTAGTGCCGCAATGACTTCTAATTCGTATGTAGTTACTACTACAGGTAATACCAACACAACCCTTATTGATAGCAATGGTGATGGAAAATCAACTAGCTATGGTAACGGAGTGTACCTACAACAAGTTGGTAACTTAAACAATACAACAATGATTTTACGTGGTACTACCAACGGAGTATCTGCGGGTATTTTTGGTACTAGCAATACATTTGCTAGTGCTATTGAAGGAACTAACAACATACAAGACGTTTACATTATTGGAGATAGTAATGTAATGAGTCTAACACAAACTGGTGACAACAACGGAGTAATTGGTGGCATTGGCGGCTACGGAAATACCTTGTCATTGATTCAACGAGACTTTGGACGAACAGTTCGTGTTGAGCTATCAGGTAACAGTAACAGTATAACAGTAAGCCAAGCTGGTGCAAGTGACAGTCCAGTAAATTTAAAATTTGTTGGCAGTTACAATGTTTACAACGTGAATACAAACACAAGATGATAAACTTAAGACAACTTGAAATAATGTACCAACAATGGCTACAAGAAAATGATCGTTACATTGAACGTTGGATAGATTTTGTGGAGATGGCGGCACGTGATAATGCTACTACCGCCGATCAAATAATGAAAGAATTGCAGAAATGTTATTGGTTCAGAAAAGGAGAATAATATGGACGGCAGTACTATGCGTACTCTTGCTGGGTACATCCTTGAGCTCAAACGCGGCGATAGGAACCATTACGGATCAAGCGGCGGCTCCGGCTTCGATACAACGGTCGAAGACGACTCTAACGGGAGCCAAGGGGACTGGGGTGGAGATGCAGGATGCAGTCAAAACATCTCAGGGAAAAGTGGGAATAACATTCCAGGATGATACTCGAGTCCAGGTTAACGAAAACAGTCGTTTGGTTATCGACGACTTTGTTTATGATCCTAAAAAACCTGCCGCAGGCAAATTGGCTCTTAACATGGCCGCGGGTACTGTTAGATATGCTTCAGGCGCCATTGCTAAAAACGATCCTAGTAAAGTGGCTATTAATACTCCTACTGCTACTATTGCTGTACGGGGTACAGACTTCACCGCCACGGTTGATGAACTAGGACAAAGTACTATTGTTCTATTACCAAGTTGCCCAACAGATCGTCCCACACGTACAGCGGCTGACATTGAAAAAAATTGTAAGACAGGCGAAATTGAAGTTATTACTGATGCTGGCCGTGTGTTACTGAATCAACCATTCCAAACAACACGTACAGAAAGTCGTGGACAACCTCCGGCAAAGCCTGTTATATTAAAACTTAGCGAAGATGCTATGAGCAATTTACTAATCTTGGCGCCGCCTCCAGAATTAAATCAAAGAGAAACAGAAACAAAAGTACACATGAGAGGTGTGCTTGATATAGACTTCCTTAAAGAAAACGGATTAGTTAACGCCCTTGATGCACAACAAAAAGAAATGTTTCAAGATAAGTTAAGTCGTAATTTCTTAGATCAAGACTTCCTGGCCAACATACTTGATATTATCAATGCACAAATGGCCGCACAGATTAATTTACTAAACAATACTTCTTCTGGTTTGCTACCAGACTACATAGCAACAACTGGTGTCATTGCTACAGTTGATGACAATACGGTTAACTTATATAAGTCCGATGGTAGCAATGTGCAAAGTATCACGGTACCCAAAACTCAGGCGTCGGCTATTACACAAACACAAGGTGTAATTGAAGTTAAAAATCGTGTCAATACTGGTGGCACAACTACAATAGTAGTAATACAAGACAGTCCAGGAAGTTTGAGTTCCATAGGAATGAAAAAATGAGATTGCTTATAATATTGTTAGCCTTTAGTATGGCGGGTATACAATGTAGTAGTACTCGGGCACAGACTATTGGTACCACGGTAAACACTGGTGGTAATATTGTTTACATTGACCAAGTTGGTAGTAATAATCAAACTACGGTAGTACAAGATGGTAGTGGTCATTCTGCTACGATTGTCACTGGCGCTATTAGTCCTACAGATTATAATGTGTTTAGTATTTCACAACAAGGTGCCGCTAAGACAGCCAGCATAGAACTTAAAGCTGGTATTAACAATACATTTAATATACAGCAGGATGGTACAGGAAATCATACAGCTAGTATACAAAACTTTATAGGATCTGGTAACCAAATTAGTGTAAATCAAACAGGATCTGGTAATCACTCATTTACTGCTAGTAACTACACAGGTCAAACTAATAACGGTAATACTGTAACAGCTACACAGTCTGGCGGTGCTGGCGCTGACAAAACATTTAATTTATATTTTAGCGGAGCAAACAATGCTGGTGTAACTATACAGCAAACTAACCCAACTACCCCGGATCAAGCTGGTATGAACATACAATGTAATCCTTGCGGTAGTGGATGGAGTTATATAAAATTCTAACATGATATCATTTACAGCAGACTATTCGACACGTAAAAGTGATTTGTTAGATGACATAGGATTTTATGCCCAATCAGTCGGTGGGTACTTTGAAATGCGTAGAGGCTTTACAGTTGAATTCTTTGTACCACAAGAGTATAGAGAATTTATGATAATGAAGTACCCTTTCTTACGTGAAGTAGCCTACATATTATGATGATACCAAATGTTCCTCCTGTATGTCTAGCATTGGATTGCAAAAAAGATGCTTCTGTACTATCAAAGCAGGGAGATAATCTTACATATATGAAAACTTGTTGCAGACATTCATATAAAGATATAGTGGCACAAAACGAACGCAATCGCAACAATAAATAACTTTGTAGGTTTGATATTTACATTAATCCGTACGGAATCAAGAGTATTATAGTGTGTTTCGAGATCAATAATAATAATAACAAGGATCTCGATAATGAAGAAATTTTTAAAAGGCCTTATGGCCACTCTCGTGCTGTCTGCTGGATTATCGGCAATGGCACAAACCCCAGATGTAAGTTTTGGAACAGGCGACCTTAATGGGTGGGTAGGTGGACCTAGTGTAGGTACCCAGTCTGGCAATTACATGGACGGTAATCAAAGTAGCATTGTTGCTACCGTCAATGGTACACAAACTATACCTTGTTGCGGCCCTAATACTTGGACTATTAGCCCGTACACAGGTAGCTACATGGTTGGCTTACAACCAAATGGTATTGCTAATTATTCAGCAATGACTACAGCACTTGGCCTAAGTAGTGCCAGCATTACAGCATTAAACGGCCAAGTAGCATCAACAGGTGGTAGTATCACTAGTGGTGCGTGGATAGCCAAAGACTTTACATTCTCCGCAGGTACAACATTTAAAATGGCATGGGTCTATACAAGTACAGACTATGTTCCGTTCAATGATGGATCACTTGCTAGTTTAGTTAATAAAAATTCAGCAACAACATTTGGCACAATCAATGGTGTAAGTGCTCAATATATTTTGTTAGGTGCCACTAACCCAGGAACAGGTAACTACTCAACAGGTAGCTATGGTTCAACAGGTTGGCAACAGATTAACTATAATATTACTACAGCTGGCGACTATAAAGTTGGCTTTGCGGTATTCAACCAAGGAGACACATCACTAAGTCCTGTACTATTTGTCAATGATAACTTGGGTACAGTAAATAAAAATGGAACACCGTTTGGTGCTGTTGCATCTAACGATCCAACCATGCCAAGTGGTCCAAGTACACCGACACCACCAACAGTTACAGTAACAGGTACAACTACAACAAACACAGTAACAACAAATTCTGTTAATGGTACTCCTGTTATTACTACTGCCGTTGCTTATGGTGCTACAGCTACAGCAGTTGATTTAGCTAATAGTCGCGGTGGTCAAACGCCACAGAAGTTAACAGTTACACAGACAACAACTGTAACAAATACAACTCCTGTGACTATTACAACTACTACAACTACACCTGTAACAACTACTACAACTACTACTCCTGTAACTGTTACTACCTATAGCGACAACACAACAACTACCTCAAACGGTACTCCAGTGGTTACTGTAGCAACTACAAATACAGTTACATCATCTAGTGTCAATGGCTTAGAAATTGACCAAACACAAAATAACAAAGACTATACAACACGTATTGACCAATTTGCTAAATTATCATCGGCAAACAATCGTATGAATGAGTCATTGGAAAGTGATCCATACACACGTATCCGTGTTGAGGATGGTCAAATTCATCAACGTGATTTAAGTGGCCGTAGCTATAACTTCTATGTAACTGGTACAGGCTTACAGTCTAGCACCAAAGACACTTACAACTATTCAGGTAGTGTGTTTGGTCTAGGCATTGAAAAAGTGCTTGACGCAACAACCTTAGTTGGCGCACAATACAATCACGGACAAGTAAACTTAACAGGTGATGCTGCCGCAGGTTCTCTAAACAAAGATTCTGTTGGTGTTTATGTAATCAAATCTTTTGGCAATGACGTTATGGTTAAAGGTGACATTGGCTACGCACAAAACAGTTATAACACAGCACACAGCTTACCAGCACTAAATCTTGCTAACACAGGATCTGCTAATGGGTACGATAGTTGGGCACAAGTCAAAGTGTATTCACCAGCAGTTAACGGATTCCGTGCTTTTGTAGGTGGACGTAGTGAAAGCAATCATATTAACTCTGTAAAAGAAACAGGTTCAGCTGTGTCGGCAATGACTTATGCGGCAGTTAATCAAGTTAACAACAGTGGTATTGGTGGTGTGCGTTATGATTACAACTTTGACAAGAACTGGGCAGTTGGCGCAGAGGTTGGTCATTACACAAACAATACAAATGTTGGTGCTATTAACTTAACATACCATGATGATAAGAACAGTAGTGTATTGTTAAAAATTGCTCGTCAGGATGTACAGGGACAGGCAGTTAACTCAGCATCATTACAGGCAAGAGTTAACTTTTAATCAAACGGTCGGCAAAGTCTAGCAATAGATTCCAATGCCGACCACCGTGCCAATATTGATTAATATATTGCCAGGGTTCTTGATACCAATACAATTGGCTTTCTGGGTGACAACCTATTAAGCCAATTTTCTT